AGAACTACGTCAGGTTCAAATTGAAAGAACTTCTTTTACCCGTTTAACCCCACCATCTGGTGCATTTTCTGGCTATGGTGGAGTTATAGATATAACAGTAAGGACGGTTTAATGACAGCAGCAGAATGGGCTGGCTTTGCCGTAGCCATAATGACTTTACTTGCTGGTTTTACAACAGCAATTAGATGGTTAGTTAAACACTATTTACAAGAACTTAAACCAAATGGTGGCAGTTCAATGAGGGACGCAGTTAACATCAACACCGAACGATTGGACCGAGTTGAACAACGCGTTGACCAGATTTATCTCATCCTCTGTGAAAGTAAAGGCAAGTAAGTACGCAGTATTACTTTTAGTTTTCGGAACATCATTCTTGTTTCTCCCACAAGCGCAAGCCAATATGGGATTACAGGCATACTTTTATAACAATCAAACCGCAGACAACCAGTACAACAATGCACCTCCAATACCGCCAACAACACCGTTGGCGTTTAGTATTCCAATAGCAACCGTTGACCAAGACTTTGATTTATACCCTATGTCTGGATTATATGAGGACTTTGTTGTTAAATATGAGGGTTATATAACTGCAACTGAATCAGGCACTGCTAACTTACAGTGCTTAGCAGATGATGGTTGTATTGTAATCATTGATGGTGTAACCATTATTGATGAATGGTATGACAAAGGTACAAGTGGTGATGTTTATTCATACCAGATGGTGCCCAACCAATCGCTTTCATTTACTGTTTGGTATTATGAAAACGGTGGTGGTGCAGTAATCCAACTTCGTTGGCAACTAGAAGACAGAGATTGGGCTGTTGTTCCAGAATCAGTCTTTAGTCCTGCTCCTAAGATAATTACTATTGTTGAAAATCCCAGCGAGACTCATACTGTGGTTGCTGAAGAGACTGCAACTGTTCCTTCAACTTCTGATTCTCAGACCGTAGTTGTTGATTCTCCAACTGCAACTGTGTCAGATACGTCTGTTGCGACAGTGGAGACTCCAACTTCTTCGGAGACTCCGACTTCTTTGGAGACATTGACCTCTGTTGAATCAACCACACCAGTGGTAGAAACAGGAACAGCGCCAGTAGAAACGCTTCCATTGCCTACTCTTCCTCCGATTGTTGAGCCTGAACCAATTCTTGTTCCAACTCCAGTGGTGGTAGAACCTCAACCAATTCCTCCAGTTGAACCAGAGTCTGAACCTTCTGAGCCCGAAACTTCTGAGCCTGAACCTTCTGAGCCTGAGATAGATGAGGAAGTTCCACAGGAACCCGAAGTTGAGAACCCTGATACTGAAGAGCCAGTTGTTGAAGAGCCAGAGCCTGACGAAGAACCTTCTGAATATCCAGAAGAAGAAGATACGAATGAGTTTCCATCTGAGCCTGAGATTCAGGAACCGAACGAACCAACTCCTGACCCCGTAATTGAGCCAGTTGTAGAACCTCAACCAGCACCTCAGCCTGATGTTTCACCTGAACCCCCTAGTGTTAATAGTGTTGACCTAGAAAGTCTAGCACCTGATACACCAGTTACACTGGAAAACGGTGTAGTTATAACAGCAGAAGTTGCTATTGCAGTGGCTTTATTACAAGACCCAGCAGAATTATTTACAGAATTATTTACAGACCCAGCCGCAGCCTTGGCTGCGTTAGGGTCAGTTGGTGCGGATATGACACCAGAAGAAAGAGAAGAGTCTGAAAAGGTAGTGGTATCCGCCATTATCGCAGGGGGCATAGCAACACAATCAGCGGCAGCAGCCGCTGCCGCCGCCGCATATAGGAGAAACCCGTGAAAAACTTCCTGTCAGATTTAGCAAACCAGTTATGGACATTCTTGGGAATGTTCATTGCTTGGGTAGTACTAGATGGGTCAGCCAAATCAGTTGTTGGTTACTTTATAGTAATTACCTTTGTCGCACACGTTGTGACATTTAGACTACGCAACCCAAAGGAATAATTATGGATACATTTAAAAATGTAATGATGAGAATCTTTGCTGTAATTGCAGCGGAATCTCTTGGTGTAATTGGTGCTGGCTCATTGGTTGGCATTGAAGTATGGCAGGCAGCAACTCTTGCTGGTGCACTAGGTGCAGCACGTGTTCTTGAAGCACTTGCTCGTTTCTATCTAGCAGATGGAAGCCTGACATCAGAAGAAATCAATGCAGCCTTCGCAAAGGTTGATAAGAAAGCGAGCGAATAGTATGGGTCAGCGTGCTGATTTTATTGAAGTAGCAAGAGGAGAACTCGGAGTAATTGAGGGACCTAAAGATAACGAGACAAAGTATGGTGCTTATACCAAGGCTAACTTTCTGCCTTGGTGTGGCTCATTCGTGAATTGGTGTGCAAATGAAGTGGGACTTAAGATTCCTAATGTGGTCAGCACGGTGGCGGGCGCTCAGGCGTTCATTAAAAAAGCGCAATGGGAGAAAGTAAATGAGGCTACTCCACTTCCTGGGGATATTGTTTTCTTTGATTTTCCCAATGATGGTGTGGACCGCATTAGTCACGTTGGAATCGTGGTTAAAGACAACGGAGACGGAACAGTAACCTGCATTGAGGGCAACACAAGCCCTGATAAGAAGGGCGACCAGCGTAATGGTGGTCAGGTATGCAAGAAGATACGTGCGTACAAGCCTAAGAACGGACCAACCCTAAAGAAATCCCTGCCAGTTTATATCGTTGGCTTTGGCAAGCCAGTATTCAAGTCCTAGGAGGACCTATGTTTGACAAGAATAAAGCAAAGCAAATCGGACTCTCATACCTACGTGCAGCAGCAGCGTCAGCCGTTGCTCTCTATATGGCAGGTCAGCACGACCCTAAGGTCTTGGCATCTGCCTTCCTTGCAGGTCTTGTAGGACCAATTATGAAGGCTCTAGACAAGTCAGCGCCTGAGTTCGGACGTAAGTAATACCCATTTTAGGGGCCTAGCAGCCCCGTAGAGACACAAAAGCCCCCGTTCTGGTACTTTAACCTACCAGACGGGGGTCTTTTTGCTTTTTATCTACGCTTAGTTGTCTTCTTTTTTACTGCTGCCTTCTTGACTGGTGCCTTAAAGGTCTCTTCTTCGCAGACTTCACACTCATCATCGCACTCTAGTTTCCAGTCATTCATAAAACTAAACTGTTGTTCTATCTTCTTCTTAGTGGTATATGAAAGCCACTTAATAGATACATACTGGCTTAGGACGTTTAGAACACCATAGATTGCTAGTGCAAAAACAACACTAAATACAATTTCTGAATCAATCATTTATATACTCCATCCGAAACAATTGGTATCGGTGTGATACCAAGCCTACGTCTTTCTTCTCTGCGAATCTTCTCAGAGGTATTTGCCCACCAACCTAGCACGTTATACTTCAGGGCGTATTCTCTACACTCTGAAAAGACGAAACAGTTTGAGCAAATTCTTTTTATCATTGGCAGGTTCTCATACATAGTTGATTCACCTGGGGTGAAGAAATAATCTGTGTCTGTAGTAGCGCAGTTTGCACTTGCCATCCACTTTAAGTCTTCCAAACTAGCCTCCTGTTGAGTAAAATCCTGGTGCATTGAACTTAATACCAACTGGAGACCATACACGTTGCATAGTTTCTCCACAAGTATTACAAGGAATTTGGACATTCTCATTTACCTCTATCACTTCATTACAAGTGTTGCATTTAAAATCATATAATGGCATTATTCACACCCATCTATTTCTGTAGGTGCGGTGCTTATCGCACCACAATCTTTACACTTCTGGGCTAAGTCATACCAGCCTACTGCCCTAGTATCTTCGTCCCACATTACTGTAACCTCAAACATTGCACACCCACATATACAGGCAAATGTAGGTATGCCTCTTAGGTCAGTTACTGTTGGCTTCTTGTGACTCTTCTTGAACCACGTCTTCATCGTGATAAGGTCTCCATCCGCCTAGGTTTTTAACTAATGAATTCATTGCACGCTGTACCTTCATACGTGCTCCATCTGGTGTGCTGTCCATATCTTTAGCAAGCAGTGACCAGTCAGGTGAGTCTATGCTGAAGCGAAGTCTAAGTATATTTTGCTTGGCATCTGATAGTTTCTCAAATGCTGCTGATATATCGCTTCGTAGAGTAAGCCAGTTATTTCCTTCTGACAGACTACCAGTCCCGAACTTAGCGTTAAGGTCTTGGATACTAACTGGTATTGCATATGTTCCTGCAATAACGCTTGGTAAGAATGCCTCAACAACTGAGACATCGTAGTAGTAAAGGTCTGAAGAATCGTAACCAGATTTTCTGGCTTTTTCTTTCTCGCAATACTTAAGAGCGGCATTGCGTAGCGATTTAGCGATTAACTTATCTTTATCTTTTTGCTCTAACTCTGACCATTCTTTGCACTTGCGTGGGTGAGCCACAAACCATAACCATAATTCTTGTCTTATATCATCTCGTTCAATCATACTGTAGCGTCGTGCATATTCGGCTGACAATTGTTGAACCAACTCACCATACTCTTCAAGGTAGTTCACGGAAGATTAATCTCCCCATTGACAATAGGTATAGCATATGGAGTTACTTTATTATTTGATTGAACAAGGATTCCTATGCCGTGCTGCCAGTTGGCTGTGCCTGAACTTAGGTATGTAGCCTGTTTCATATCCATCATATGTCCAACTTCTAAACCAAATAGAGTAGAAGTCTTGCCATAAAAGCCAACTGTTTCGTGTTGTAAACCCACGCGATGCGTGTGTCCACAGACTACTGATTTGCCTAAACGCTTGGCTAATGACAATGCAGTTGAGCCTGGAGTTTGAGACAACTTGCCTTCGTCTCCGTGTGCCATTACCCAACCAGGTAGCAATTCGTGCATTTTGTGTAGATATGTCACGCCTAAAGAATTATACCCCAGCAGTTCCTCAACCTCTAGTGAACGTAGAGAGTTGAATGCTGGGGCATACTTGCGGATGTAGGTATCAATACGGTCTGTATGATTACTCCGCTGAATATAAAATGGTTTCTTTCCTAATGCTTTTCTGTACTCACCGATGATTTGTTTTGTTTCATCAATGCCTTGCTGCAATGTGCCAGCATATTCGCCAGCCATTCCTTTGTTCCAACGACTTGGTTCTGGTGCATCTAGTTCGTCCCCAACACACCATAGTTCATCTGGTTTGTAATCACTAATGAAATCTAGTGTTGTCTGGATGATTGAATTGTTCTGGTAGGGAATTTGCATATCGCTTAATACCACTACTCGTTTTTGTTTTGTCATTTAAATTGGGTAAACCTTCCCACTGTCCACGCTGGACTAGCAACCCAATTATGGCATAGTTTGCAAGGTCAAGTAATGTATCTTCAATTGATTCGTAATTGGGCGTGTCGCCGCTATCAACTAGATTGTTTAGCCGTGCCAACTTGTCATACATACGGACTCTTAGTCCGTTCATAGGTCCACCTGGTGCTCCTGCTATGTTCATTGGACCATAGTCTTGATGCTTCTTGACCATAATAACAGCCAGTTCATCCAGGATTGACTGCATATGCTTGCTACTTTTCATCGAGCAACTCCTTTAGTTCATCATCCATATTCTCATTTAAGACTTTAACTATCATTTCATTTAGAACATCTTGGCTCTTGCCGTACTTGGCAGCCAACATAGTTGCAGCCAGTCCTGTAATAAAGAACTTGGCATCTTCTATCTTGTCTTCTTTGAGTAGTTCGTAGATACTTTCTAGAGCGTGAAGGATATTTAAATGCTTACCTCCGTCTAGTTGTATACCTACCTTAAAGTCTAAGTGCTTTGTATGTTCCCAGAAACTGTCATCCAGCGGCAACGCATTGTCTGATTCGTTCGTCAAGCCATTCACTTCCATTCTTAATCATCATTGAGTTTACATCTTCTCCGTCTGGCATACTAATGATATTCACATTACCTAGTTCTCGTGAAATCTTTTTGCCAAACTCTAACCCTGGGGCATCGCCGTCTGCTAGGACAACCACAACATCAAAGTCATCTAGGATTTTAGCATAGTGTTTCTTCCAGTTGTTGGCACCTGGAATACCAACTGTTGGGTGCTGCGTCTTAACGCTCATCATAATACAATCAAACTCACCTTCGGTCACACAGATATAATCATCTGCTGCAAAGATTGCCTGAGTATTAAACATAGTAGTTTCAGCACCAACTAATCCCATATACTTAGCATCGTGTGTGCCTGTTAAGTCACGGAATCTAATATCAACTACGCCTGATGGCGTAATATAAGGGATAGCAAGTCTACCTTTATATGGTTCGTGACCTGGAAGTGGGTCTTCTACCACCCCCAAGTGAAAGACTCTTGCCTCTTCTACCGAGAGTTGACGGCTTGACAGATAATCGCTCGCGCTTTCTATCGCTGCTGCGTATTTCTGTGTTGCTTGAAGTAAGAAACTTCTCTGCGAATTGTTTAGCCTCACTAAAGTTTATCCTCTCTCTCTCCATAATTAGGGAATAAGTATCGCCTTTGACACCACAACCGTGGCAGACAAAGGCGTTCTTATCAAAGTTTACTGCTGCGCTTGCGTGGCTATCTAAATGAAAGCAACACTTCATCTTACGCCAGCCACTACCTTTGGCTGGTACGTCTGCACCTATGTAATGCAGGTACTCTTCAATGCTGGGTTTACTTTCCATTTGTACAATCTAAACATATAGGGAAATCATATCTGTAATCAAACTCATCATCATCTAGATTCTCTAAACAACTTTCACAATATGTTTTTTCCTGAGTCATTTAATGCTCTCCTTAGTAAGTCAAGCCAAACATAGCCAGGCATAGTGCAGTACCAATCGCCAGGACTTCCCCTACCCTTGCGCTTGTGCCACACTACGCCTGTCCACGCTTTATCATTAGCCATTTCGACTAACAATTCTTCTACCCACTCCGACAACTTCATTGTCGCGTGGTTTTTGATTTCAATTGTAACTCCAGGTATACCTGAGATGTCACCTTTGTCTAACGTAGCGCCAGCCAATCGTCTATCTGCATACTGGAAGCCATTTTCTTTAAGATACTTGACTATATCTCGTTCTGCTCCTGAGCCTTTGGCTTTTGCTGCACTACTCATTTATCGCTACCGAATCTGTTTTTCCATCTTTAATACATTCACTACAAACATACCAACCACCATCTAGCCAAATAAAATCTGCAACACCTTCGCAATATACGCATTCGTTCATACGGTCATCTCTACCTGTCTGTAGTCTCTAACTATATCTTCTAAGTGCATTGATGCTGGTTCAAATGATAATGAAATGTAAGTATTACCTGTTGCATCTGCTTTCCCATATCTGTTCTTAACAGGGGCAACACATAAATATGAATCTAATCCTTGCATCATCTGACCTACAGTTAACACCATAGCAGGAATCTGCGCGACCTTACCTTGCAACGCTGAGCGAGGCTGGCACGGATAACCAGGTGCACCTTCCTGCGTATGGTGTAACACTAGTACTGCTGCATTGGTATCACGGGCTAGGTATTTAAGTTCTTTCATTACCTGTCGCATACCTGCGAACTCTTCGTGTCCATCAATTGCGATGTCCATAAGATTGTCCACAACTATAAGTGTAGGGCTTCTGCCCCATATAGTTTCAAATGCAGATACTTCTTCATCTAAATCACGGAGAGTAGGGCTTGGCTCAAATGACCAATACATATTTCCATACTCACGCAAGATTGACTCTGCTGTATCTGGCTGTGTCTTTAACATTAGTTCTGCTTGTTGTTGTGGAATGCGTGCACGAAGTGCAAGTAATCGCATAGCCATTGTATGTGCATTAGTATCGGCAGAGAAGTATAGTGTTGGTTGTTTTAGTCTTGCTGCGATATGTAATGCGATACTGGACTTGCCTGCACCTGGGGTGCCTGCAATTACAGTTACTTCTGCACGTCGTAATATGATTCCTTCACGGGCAAAGGCTTGGAAAGGTGGCGGTAATGGTTCTCCGCCAACCTCTGCCTTGCCTACGCTACGACGTAGTGTTTTCATTTATGCCTTTGTTTGGTCGGCTACGAATGAAGCAAACTCTGGTGAGTTAGCCTTGACATATTGTGTAGCACACTTGGTTGGGTCGCCTTGTTTTGCTGGACAGAAGTGTCCTTTGTATGGACCGAACTTACCATTCAATCCGTGAATACGAGTCATAGTTCCGTGTGGACACATACGCTGTCCACCACCTGCTGGTGTAGGTGCTGGCGTAAATGACTCAGATACGATTGTACCTCCGAGTGCTTGTGTTGCATAACCAACTGCTGGATTAATAGGTGTTGCTGCTGGAGCGCTAAAACCAGTGCCACGCACTGCTTTTTCGAGTTCTTCTGTTGCTGATGCAAGTGATGCAAGTTTTAGTGCAATTGTTTGGTCAAGTTCTTCTGCTGTTGCAGCACGAACTGTAACTAATGAACCTGCTTTTCTTTGCTTCTCGGTGCTTGCGAACTTTCATTGCTAGTTGGATACCTTTCCAACCGTGAACTAAGTCTACAAAGTGTAAGGTGCACTGTCCACTACCTGCTGGTAGATGAACGATGATTCCTTTCTCTGTATTCACGTCTCCCCAAGAGCCACGGGTTGCCGTAGCAGGGTCATACGGCAAGCCGTTGGCGTATACTGATAGTTGCATAGCAATCTTATTTGGATAACTAATGCTACCTGTTTTAAGGTCAGAGATAAACTTCTCACCTTTGTATTCAACAACTCTGTCTGGAGTTCCTGCTATCTTGTACTTATCTAATACACAGAATTGTTCAATATGTATGTTAGTAAAGTTCTTGGTTGCCTCAGCGTACGCCTGTATGTCTGCTACATAGTCGTCTGGAATTGGACCAAGGTCTTGACCTCTATCTAACT